CCTAGCACCCCGAACAAAAAGGCGCGCCCTTGGTCGGGGTGCTAGGGCGGGGTGCCGCGCCGCTCGGCCGCGGCGAGAGAACACCTACATGACTACGCCGCCCAGAAATTTTCGCCAATTGAAGGGGGCCCGGATTATGGGACAAATCTCTATAGAGTGTGTCATAACGTTTTGCCTCCTCCAACACACATTCATAGTCAATTTTCAAAACCGTAATCTTAACACACGTTCACAGCCATTAATCATATTATAGCATAAAATTTTATTTTTTCAAGGGTAAATTCTAATAACCGTTTATCGCCGAAATTTAATTTTATTAAGAAAAAATTTGCTCGGCTAAAGCCTCGCTATTTTTTTAGCTAAAACTAAAAAAATTTGACAAAATAAAGAAAAAAATGGTATAATACTATTGTAAGGTCGAATAGTCAAGCTTTAGTTTGACCTAATAATAATACTAGGAGTGTTGTACATGCAATTAGACTACAGCCTAACCACTCCAGAAGAAAGAATAGAGTGTGTTAAAAAACTAATCGCTGAGACTCCTGACGAAAAACTTACGCCGCAATATTTACTTTACATGTCTAATTATATATTATTTACACAAGATCGTAATCAAACTAAGAAAGAGAAAAAAGCAGAACATCCAATCTTAACAAAAAACAGAGAAGCAACAATTAATAAACGTCAGGTGTCTTACGAAGAAATAGTCTCCAACTTAGAAAATGGAGAAGATGGCATCTACGCCATGATAAACAATGACAAGAATCAAATTCTTGATCCAAAAGACCCAATAACAGAAGAAGATAAACTCACCATCCCTGGGATGCAAGATTTAATTGACACAATAAATTCCTTGCAACGTCAGTTCGACAAAGCAACAGGCACTGCACGTTACATCCTTAAAAAATCAATCATTGAAACGTGACAACAAGCCTACCTCCTAAAAGCATCTTATAAAAATGCTAATGGGAAAATGAAATCTTCTCAAATAAAAAGCCTTATTAAACTAGATATACACGAAGAAATACACTTCGATGATGAAGGAATGCCAGTATCAGATGGTCTACTTTCCCTTCTAAATCCAGACCATGTTTCTTTCCTTCTCTGTTACTACACAAAACTAAAAGAAGAATGTTGAGACGACTTACAATGCGACATGCATTGATTACTAATAGACCTAGAACAACTAACAACACGTGTCCTCGCAGAAGATTATCCTCTCCTTTACGACCTAGTAATTTGAAAAATAGATGGTCTAACCAACGAAGAGATACAAATTGAGATGGATCGCAAATACGCAGAATGACATTCTGAACAATATTATTCTTCTTTGTGACGCAAAAGAATACCTCGGTTGATCTCGGAACAAGCTAAAAAAGATTACTTAATTTGATACTACACCAATAAAGAATATGGCTATTGAAAGAAATGCACGAAGTGCGGGCAGATAAAATTAGGTCACCCCGCGTTCTTCTCGAAGAATTCGTCCAAAGATGGCTTCTATAGTCAATGTAAAGACTGCAAAAATGGCAAAACTAAAAAAGGCTCGTAAGAGCCTTTTTTCATAGATACAAAAGGAGTAAAGATGGCAGAAAGAATAACTTGTACAAAGTGCGGGCGCTCGCGACCGGAGACTGAATTCTTTAAACTAAAGACAGGCAATCGCGACAATATTTGTAAGGATTGTCTGACCATGTATATTGACAACCGCAAACCAGAAACATTTACGTGAATCCTTGAAAAATTTGATGTACCGTACATTGAAAAGAAATGGGTCCAACTCTGCAACGAAACATACAAAAAGAATCCTGGTTCATTCGGGCCTAAGTCAGTCATAGGTCGTTATTTACGCGCCATGAATATGGTTCAATATAAATCATACACTTACGCAGATTCCGATAAACTAAACTTCGCAGACAAAAAACAACAACAAGAATCAAGTGCGGCGGTCGCTGCGGCCCAAGAGCGAGAGCAAGAACTAAGGGATAAATTAGAGCGCGGAGAAATTACAGAAGCACAATATAATACTTTATCTGCGGGAACCCCTTCATCCAACGATGCGCCAGAATTTGAAATTCCTAACCTGCCGCACTATCAAATAGATGAATCTGTTATCACAGATTCTCTAACAGATGATGACATACAATTCTTAATGTTAAAATGAGGAACTGTCTATACTCCTTCACAATGAATTGCAATGGAGACAATGTACAAACGTTACTCTAATGAATATGAACTTAATGTAGACCGCGAAGAAGTTTTAAAGAAAATGTGTAAAACTTCACTTAAAATGGATGAAGCTTTAGACACAGGAGATGTTAATGGCTACAAGAGTCTTGCAACCGTCTTCGATCAGCTCCGCAAATCAGGTAAGTTTACAGAGGCTCAAAATAAAGATGATAAGCAACGCTATCTTGACTCTATTGGAGAGTTAATTGCTTTGTGTGAGCGTGAAGGTGGACCAATTAAACAACTACCTAATCCAGATGAATATCCGCAAGACAAAATAGATTTTACGTTGCGGGACCTCAAGTCTTACACATACGGCCTCGTTACCAATGAGTTAGGACTTGGAGACTTAATTGAGTCATACATTGAAAAACTTGAAAAAGCTGAAGAAGAAGGTGATGTAAACTTAAATCAAGGATTAATTACATCTGAAGAAGAACTTGCGGCCGACGCGTTGACGGATGACGAAGCTGAAGAGTTTCAGATGTTTTTAGAGAACGAGATAGAGAAAGACGCGGAGAAATTGTTAGAGGCTCTTGGGGAGGTGTAATAAATGTCTTTAGAAGCATTAATATCTACTCAAAGAACTAGAGAACAAGAAGAAGAGATTACTAAAGAAACTATCTTAAAAAATATAGAACCACTACGTAATATTATTGCCTATTGGAGAGTTTATCCTGATAGATTTGTTGATTTTTTATGTTCTTTAAATCCTGATAATACTTTCCATTTCTTCTTTTATCAAAGATTATTCTTGCGAGCAGTCATGCGGCACAAATATGTTTTTGGTACATTTGTGCGTGCTTGGTCAAAATCTTTTATGTCAGTTATGTCTTTAATGATTAAAGCTATTTTATATCCTGGCGCTAAACTTTTTACTGCGGCGGGTGGTAAAGAACAATCTGCGCAAATTTTGTCTGGTAAAGTAGATGAAATTTGTCGTTTAATTCCTGCTTTTGAAAAAGAGATTATTTGAGATACTCGTGGCATTAGAGCGCGCACATCACAAACTAAAGATAGTGTTATTTATACCTTTAAGAATGGTTCAACTCTAGAGAACGTTGCGGCGACAGAGAAAACAAGAGGTAGGCGTTTTCAAAGTGGATTATTTGAAGAGTGTGTTGGTATTGACCAAGATATTCTTAATGAAGTATTAATTCCTACTTTGAATGTTAATAGGCAAATACCTGGCTGGGGTGCGGACGACCATGAGGCGTTAAATAAGAGCCAAATTTTTGTTACATCAGCTGGATATAAAAACACTTATTCTTACGAGAAATTAATTCAGTTATTATGTATGTCTGTTGCTCGACCTGCGGACGCCATGATTCTTGGAGGTTCTTGGCGCGTTCCTGTTATTGAAAAATTATTAGATAAAAACTTTGTTAAAGAATTAAAACTTGATGGTACTTTTAATGAAGCATCATTTGAACGTGAGTATGAATCTAAATGGACTGGAGATATTGAATCTGCTTTCTTTGAATCATCTAAATTTGATAAAAATAGAATTATTAATTTACCAGAATATAAATTTAGCAATAAGACGTCCAAGGACGGTTATTATATTATGGGCGTTGACGTAGGACGTTTTGGATGTACTACTGAAGTTTGTATTATCAAAGTAACTCCCGCAACCTCTGGCATTATGTTAAAACGGCTAGTTAATATTTATTCTTTTGATGAAGAACATTTTGGTATGCAAGCAATTAAATTAAAGAGACTATTTAATCAATATAAATGCAAAATAGCCATTATCGACGGTAATGGTTTAGGTGCGGGGCTTGTAGATATGTTAACAATGGATACTACTGACCCCGATACTGGAGAAATTTTATATAATTGAGGCGTTTATAATGATGAAGATAGAACATACAGGTCTATGGAAACAGAGAACACTTTACATAATGCTATGTATGTTATGAAAGCCAATCAAGCATTGAACTCTGAAATGTATGCTTACTGTCAATCACAAATGAGCGCAGGGCGCATCAAATTCTTAGTCGATGAAAATATTGCAAAGAATAAATTATTAGCCCAAGAGCAAGGAAAGAAAATGAGTCCTGCTAAACGTGCGGAGTACCTGCAACCGTTTGTGCAAACCT